CCGTTACGTTAGAAAATCTGCCGCCATCTAAGCAGAGGGCGTACCCTCGCTTGGTAAGAATAACAGATCCTCGACCTGAGAACTCCTCTATCCCTAGCTCGTGGGATTCCAGGGGCATCGGTCGGCTCCCCCTCACAACCCCGTAGCTGGCAACCACGAGCATATCAGACGGGTCTGCTATGTCCCCTTTCAGGTACAGCACTTGGTCGCCAGTACCTATGAAGGTACCGCCGTCTACCGGGATTATGGCCTCCACACGGGCCTGCATGGGGACGTACCCAAACGCCAGGTCGAACACCTCGTATGCAAACGGGTACGAGTAGCGAACAACCTCGCCACACCCTATGACCAGCCGTGCGTTGCATACAGCAGCACACTGGAAGGGCGGGGGTGCGCCTGAGTTCCTAAACTGCGACGGTGTCGTCCCTAACCGCCTGGTCGAGTCGTTGAACGAGACAGCCGCCGCCCCTAGCTTCGCGGTTGCCAGGTAGTAGAGCTGCCGTCCATCGTGAGCCGACGCATATACGTTTACTCTGTCGACATCTGAGTCAGTGCTGGAGGCCGGGATGGATATAGAGAACCCACCGCTCTCTGTGATAGTGACCAGAGTCTCCAGGCTGAGCCCGCTCTCCTGGTCGTCAGACCGGAGAAACGACAAAGCAAACGCATACACACCAGCGGGGATCGCGCCCCCCGTGGCGACCACTGTGGGCTTATCCGGGACAGGAAGTCCAAGGCTCCTGCTCTCGTTCCCCTCGACCACGCCAGCCTCATGCGAGTTGGACCAGTACAGTCGATCTCCAGCCCTTCCTACGGCCAGCGTAGTGGACACGGTGAGGCCGGTCGTCAGGGTCGTTTCTGAGTCGTCGTCCTCAAGGCGGATGAGCGAGCCAGCAGAAGCGAATAGCATGTCGCCTCCGTCTCCCCAAGCAGCGTCCACAGGAGTCGCGGAAAGCTGGACATACCCCGGTCTGCGCTCCACCTGCCGGTCGTTGGTTATGTCCACGTTGTCGGCTACGGTAAGGCCGTCCTTACCGATAGCACGCACATCGTGTGCATCCCGCAGACCGAGAAACTTGTTGGTGCGTATGGGGGTGTCGTTCTTAGGCATTACAACCCACCGTAATACACGGAGCCCTGCGGGAACCGCCGTCTCTTCAGCTCTCTCTTTATCTGATCTGCTTTGAGGTTAAACAGCTGCCCGAAGCGCTCAGACTGGTTTACGTCGTATGTGTCAGCGTCGTCTTTCAGGTAAGCCATGCGCTTCATCCACAGGACCAGAGACTGCTCGTGGTCAGGGGACTTTATACCAGCAAGACCCTTTAGTTCAGTCGCGCACACCGCTCCCCAATCGCTGTCGGAAGCTACCGAGAGGACGAATCGAGGCCGCGTGAACGCGATGATGTCCAGCGTCCCATCGACCGTAGGAATGGGGGCAAGTCGGTACTTGTCATCCTCCATGTCCGTTATGAGGATCTGTGGGGTGCCGGTCGAAGTCTCCCAGTTAGAGAGGGACTGAGTGCCGTAGTCATCGACTACGGCACCGCCGTTCTCTACTTGGTCCAGAGTTAATACCTGCAGGGGGCTGAGCTGCCCTGACACCTTCGCCCTACGTATCCAGAGAATAGGACTCATGTCTGGCGTCGAGGGTACGTTCGTCTCAAGGGCTGGAATGGTTGTCGTGGGGATCAGTGGGTCTGTAGCTATGAACCGAAGCCCCGCGTAGCTAGCCGTGTCGTAGAAGTAGTCGGCCTTCATCGCCAGCTCATTCAGTGCGCTGTTGATGTAACGCACGATGTCGTCGTCACTCCACAGCTGCGGAGTTGGTACGTCCCGTACTTCCTGCCTGAATAGTGTTATTAACTCTGTGACTGTCATGGTTTATCCCTCTGCTGAGATCTTGTGCCACGCGTCAGCGATCTCTTTGGCTGAGACCTTGTAGCCCAGCCGCTCGATCACATACTTTGTCATCGGCCTGCCGTTCGCCCCCCAATCTTGAGAGTTGTTCTCAGCGGCCATCATCCGAATGACATCCTCCAAGCTGTTCTCCCGCATAGCCGGGTCAGTCTCTACGACCTCCGGGGGCATCTCAACGTCACTCTTCGTGACTACCTGCGACGGGTCCGAAGCTATCGCTCCCTGCCGAAGCGCCTCGCCGTGTAACGCGACCGGGACCGGCCTGCTCTGGCCTGGGTCGAGGGTCATGTTGTGGCCGTGTCCTATCAAGCGGATAAGTACGCCGCCGTTGTTCGTGAACGTCAAATCTTGTGTCGTAGCTTTAGCTTTCGCCATAGTCTCGCTCCTTTGTTAAAAAGAAAAGGGGGACATTGCTGCCCCCCTCCGTCCGGTCCACCCATCAGTGGTAGCGACTGAGATCAGGATTACTCCTGAACTTCATTCACTCGGCCATCGACCACGTACTCGATACGAACGTAGAACACACCAGCCGTTAGCGGGCCAGTGGTGGTATTGACGATTTCGAAGTCAATGCCGTCCGTTTCCGCGTACCGGTATCCCGTCAAGGTCAGAGCTGTACGAGCCGCTGTCTTGAGGTCAATCGCAGACGCCGTGTAACGATCCGTGTCAACATCGCCGATGTCGATAGTACTGGTTGAAGGACCAACGCCAGCGGTATCCACAACCACTTCGCCGCCTACCACACGAGCGCCCGCAGGCAGTGTGAAGACAGAAGTATGGGTGTGAGTACCCAGCGCGGGACCCGCAGCAGTAAAATCGAAGCGAACTTCCATGCTCTTGATGTACTCGCGGCCATCCTGTTTAGGGATGGGGTTTACTGAAGTAGTCATATCATATCCCTCCCTTACTGAGCCAGAGTGTTGACGCGGATAACGCCGAAGTCTTCATCCTGGCTCGACACGAGCGACCGGAATACTGGCTTCTTCAATCCGCAGATTTTGCCGATGGAAATACCCGGCTGATTGTCATAGTCGAATTTCTTTTCGACCCAATCAGGCATGCCGATGTCGGCAAATCCGAGTGCCTGTGACCCACAAAGCAGAACCGCCTGCCCCTTCTTGTTGGAACCAGCCCAAGTCGAAGGATGGAAGACGTGCCGGAAGGTATAGATGTTCATACCATCGACCGGGTAAACGGTCGCGCCCTTGAACAGTGGGTTACCTGCCCCACGCTCGCGTGCGTCCTTTTGAGCCTCACGGAACTCAGAGTCCCGCTTCAACATCGCCATGCCGTCAGGCGTCATGAAGACGTTGTACAGCTCTTCGCCCATCTCGCCGCGCAGTGGCTTGATGTAGCTGTTCTGAGCTTTCGCTTTCAGCTGGAGCATCATGTTCCAGGACGGAGCAAGCATCGTGGTCTCGGCGGTGTCGCCGGCTTCCAGAGTACCCGCAGCCTGAGACGCGCCTTCCCAGTTGAAGTAGCGATTGCTAGTGGGCGACGTTACGTCACTCGCGTAGTCCAGCGAAGCAAGCTGAGACCCCGTGCGAGCGGTGCCGTCGTTTTTGAGCGAATACGCTTCGCCCGACAGCGTGAGAAATACGAGTTGGTCCAGTCGATCACCGATCCAGTATCCAAGAACGTTCTTGGAGTTCTCACGAAAGCGAACCACAGACTTCTGGTCGGCCATCTTACCCTTCAGTCGGTTGGCATGACGAAGCTGATCAATCTGAATCACGATGTCGTAACTCTTGATCTCTTCCTCGGCCCCTTCCAACTGAGAGTCGCCCGGAACACCGTCGCCCTCAAGGTCAGCAACGAGCGTGATAACGGCGCGAGCGCCCTTTTCACTCTCGGTGAGTTCGGTAATACGCTGAATCATCGAGTTCTCGCCCGAGCCGAGAAATCGGTTCAGGAATGCAGAATTTCGACCGGCCCGCCAAACGTCGCGCTTCCACATGGTCAGCTGCTCGTCTGTCAGTGCCGCAAAGTTAGTGAGAGCCATGATGGCTACCCCCTTATAGCGTAATGTGCCAAATCTTTACGTACTGCTGAACTCTCGTGCCAGCCATCGAAGCGCGACCCTTTAGCGAGGTTTCGATTCTCGGGTGGGTACCGCCCACCAGTCGAATACCGATAGAATAACCTAAACTACGTCTCCGCGCATCCTTTTCTTCGTAGCCTCTGGAAGCGCGTCAAACTCCTCGTCAGAAAGCTTCCCCGCATCCGGAAGGGTGTCGTTGGCCCCAGCGGTGTTCCCGCTCTTGCCTACGTCCCCAGTATCAGG